GAAGTGAAGATCGTGAAAGGCAAGCAGGCTGCACCCGTGCGGTGCGTGCTCTACGGCGTCGAGGGCATCGGCAAAACGACGCTGGCGGCGCAGTTTCCGACGCCGCTGTTTCTCGACACCGAGGACGGCACCAAGCAGCTCGAGGTCGACCGTGTCGCGTGCCAGGACTGGCCGAGCCTGCGTGGTGCGGTCGCCGAGCTGGCGGTCGAGAAGCACGGCTACCAGACGATCGTCATCGACTCGATCGACTGGGCGGAGCGGGCGCTGGTCGAGTTCGTCTGCAAGCAGGACGGCAAGAAGTCGATCGAGGACTACGGCTTCGGCAAGGGCTACACGGTGGTGGCCGAGCACATGGGGCGGTTTGTCGAGGGGCTCGACAACCTGCACCGTGCCGGTCTCCACGTGCTGCTCGTGGCCCACGCCAAGGTGCAGCGGACGAGCCCGCCGGACCAGACGGACGGCTACGACCGGTACGAGCTGCGGCTGTCCAAGCAGGTGTCGCCCATCGTCAAGGAATGGGCGGACGCGCTGCTCTTCGCCAACTACCGCATGCGGCTCATCGAGGGCAGCGACGGCAAGCGAAAGGCGATCGGAGGCAAGGACCGAGTCGTCTACGCCGAGCGTGCAGCGGCCTACGACGCGAAGAACCGGTACGGGCTGGGCGAAGAGCTGCCCATGACGATCGAGGCGCTGGCCCCGCTGTTCACCGGCACCGGTGCCAGGCCGATCGACACCGAGCTGTACGACCAGGTGGTGCGGTACATCGCCGAGGCCAAGAGCGTGCGGACGCTCGACAGGATCCGCGATCGAATCGGCGTCTTGCTTGCCGACGGCGAGCTGACGGCCGAGCAGGCCGACACGTTGACAGTACTGGTCAAGGATCGGCGCCCTAACGTCCAGCCGCAGGAGGTGACCGATGTGGCATGACGTGCCGCCGTGGACGGCCAAGCGTGCGGAGTCGGAGGAGCTGATGCAGCAGGTGGCCGAGGTGGTGCGGCGGTGGCACGTCCGCCGCATCTCGGGCACGAAGGCTGTCGAGCATGTGCGGGAGCTGCTGGAGCCGCTCCGCGTGAGGGTCGGGAAGGCACACGAACCGGAGGTGCAGTCATGAATTTTGATCAGTGGTGGAACTGGGACGAGGAGCCGCGAGCCGCCGTGGACCACGGGCACACGCAGAAGGTGCCGACGGGTCGGCACACCGGCGACATCGTCCAGGCGGAGATCAAGGACCTCAAGTTCAAGGTTGCGGACGACAACCCGACGGGCACGTCTCTCGTCGTCACGTGGAGCAAGTCGGGCTACTACCCGGTCGAGGCCATCGTGAACCTGCGGTGGCGTGGCCTGCTTGAGGCGGTGTGCCGGTCGGCTGGCGTGTCGCCACCGAAGCGTGGCGAGGACTGGGACGAGCAGTCGCTGGTCGGGCGCGTGGCCACCGTCGACATCGAGAACAAGGTGGCGCAGGCCACTGGCACTGAGTACCAGCGCATCACCAGGTGGCATGCGTCCCCTCAGAAGCCGCTGCCGGCCGAGGCCAAGCCGAAGCGGGCGCCGGCCCGGACGCCGGCCGCGAAGACGCATGCGGAGTTCCAGGAGCGGGCCGGTGACGACGACATCCCCTTTTGACGACGACCGCACCATCCAGTTCTACGGCGGGCCGTGGGACGGGATGCCGTACACGCCGCGGCGTGGTGAGCAGTACCCGGCCAGGCTGGACATGCCGTGGAGCGGGCAGCTGCACCACTACCGACTCGTGCAGCGCGGCGGCGTCGTGCAGCTCTCGTACATGGGCAAGGCACTACCAGACGGAGCACCGATTGCATGACGGCCAGACCTGGTCGAAGCAGCTGCGGTCATCAGCTGCATGGTCCGCCATCGCACTCCAGAGGCGTCGTATCAGTGCAGTCGGAGCCGGCATCCACAGGCCGGTGATCCGACCGTCCGCCGGCACGTCACGCCGGCCAATACACAGGAGGTGAGCGATGTATCGATTGAAGGTCTACCAGGGTGTGAGCCAGCTCAAGCCGGCCGCGTACATCGAAGAGGTCGAGGAGGTGAAGCACGGCGATCGGACGCTGTACCGCGACGTCAACACAGGACACGTCGAGTCGCTGTACCGATCCATCGGCGAGAGCGTGTTTGCCACGCGTGCCGAGGCCGTCGCAGAGGCGACCAAGAAGCTCGAGCTGTTTGTGGCACAGTACGCCGAGTCGGTGCGGTCGGTCATTGATGAGCTGGGACAGACGACTGCGGAGGTCGCGTCGTGAGCACTGGCACAAACCCGCTGTACGCACGCATGGTCTACCGCTGCGAATGGACGGCCGGCCGTGTGATGTTTCACCAGCGGCCGCTGGGTGACGGCGAGACGTGCCCAGAGGGCTGGCAGACGAGCGAGGAGCTGGCGAGGGAGGACGTGGCGCACAGGTTGAGCCGTATGGCGGCGGACTTGATGCGGACAGCGGACGAGGTGAGGCGGGTGCGGAGAGGGGAGTAGGGCCGAGCCGGTCGGCGCTGTTGATCTATGTGGTGATGGAAACAAAGGAGGCACATATGTCGCATCACAGGTTTGGCGGTCGTCTGGTGTTTGATCCGAGGCACATACCGCCTGAGTGGATCAGGCTGGCCGATCTGAACAATCGCGCCGATGGCATGGACACGGATGAATACAAGGCCGTTTACAGGGCGTGTTGCACGGGCGAGATACCGTCGGACAAGTGCCTGAAATACCAGACGACGCAGAGAGACAAGCGCGGTCCGATCTATGCCGACCCTGAGTGCGTCAAGCGGGTGGTCCAGGCCAGCAAAGCAAAAGCGCAGGAGGTTGTGTGTAAGCCTCGAGGTGTTGAGCTGACCGCACTGCGTGATGCGTTTGAACGGCTGCTAGACCGCGTCGAGCAGCTGCACGTGAAGATCGACCGGTTGATGTGACAGGCACGGTGCCGCTTCGACGCGGCGGGGCGGGATGGAGGATGACAGTGGCCAGTCGTCGAACACTTCGGAGCAAACGCAAGCGCAGATCGCTTAGGAAACGAGCTGGCAACAGGTGCGAATTGTGCGGCAAGTCATTATCGGCATCTTTTCATGCGGATCACGCAACGCCGTGGGTTGCGGTACAGCGAACGTATGCAGTTGAAATGCAGGCACTTTGCCCAGCTTGCAATCTCAGGAAGGGATCAAAGCAGTGAGCAAGTTCAATTTTGACGCAAGCAAGATGCGACCTGGCCAACGGCAAGCATTTGTCGTTTTCATGGAGCGCATCCGTAACGGTCAGCTTGCAACCGCTGGAATCATCCCGACGCGTTACGGCAAATCCGACCTTCAGCGCATTGTCGCTATGGCTGCGCAGTCTTCTCGCCTGGTTGCCGGATCGCTGTTTGTTACTCCGTCGCTGTATCTAGTTTCTCAGATGACCAGCCAAAAAGAGCTGGCGGAAATGTCGTCTCGATACAGCATTGACGTACACATGGCTATGAAGTGCCGGCTGTCTGCTCACCCTGCGGATGAACTGGATTGGTTTGGTAATGGCGAATACGGCATCTGCATGACGCAGCAGGTAGCGACTATGAATGCCAGCGCTATCGTCCAAGACGCTAATGAGCTTCGCGAACGAACCGGACTCTCGACATTGATGTTTGTCGACGAATGCGACGAGACGGTGCTTGGCAAGTCTCGAGGCGGCTTGTTGGAAGCATGGATTAATTCCGGACATTCCGTTGTCCTCGTAACTGCACTTGCGGACCGCGAAGACGCTGAGAGAGTTTTTGGATTTGAGTACGAGGAATGCGATCGCGGCGAAAGCGTTCGGTATGAGGCTGAGCGAGTGCGGAAGCCTGATGGATCTGACGTTGTGAAGGTCAAGAAGTTTCATGGAACCAAGGTTTCGATTCGCGTTCGCGCGCACGTTGAAGTGACTTACGCAGATGCGTACGCGGAAAGTCCCAGCCCGCTGTGTCGCCTGGCCAGAGTGCCGATCGATGCGGTCGTTCGCGATGCTGAGCAGCGAGAGATCGGCTTTCTTTCGACGTCGTGCGAAAAGGAAGGTGCCGTGTCGAAAGACATGGTCACTAAGTGCTTGGGCCAATGGGTTCGGTCGCCTGAAGCAATCGAGCTTGGCTGCAGGGCGTTGCTGCACGATCTGAGGATAAATCGGATGCGCAACACATCGGCCGCCGCGATCGTCTATAGCGGCAACGATCGGCCGTCAATCAGCGCCGAAGACAATGCTCATGCGATAGACATTCGGAGGTGCTTGCAGCAACTGGGTCCGGAATACGGATTTAAGCGGTTGAAGGTTGTCGTTGCCACGCAGAAAAATGACACAGAGCAAACGATCGCAGACAAAATCCAAGAGTTTGTAGATGGAGACGGCGACGTAATTATCTTGAAGCAAGCCGGAGGGCGCGGCGTGACGGCCGGCAGGGCGAAAACACTTCTTGATCTGTCGCCAGTTCGGACTCGCCGCGCGCTAATTCAGCGATGGATGCGAGTCGGCACTCCGTGGGATGGTTTTGAGACAGCCACGATTATCACGCCAGCAGACTGCTTTTCTGATCGCACTTACCGAGAAGTCATTGAGAGCAGCGGCGGATCGTTCGACATGGCGGAGATTGTCGACGAGGAGTTGGTTGAGTCGTATGAAAAAGAGCCGGAGCCGCCCAGGCCCGAGAGCTGCGTGGAGGCGTCCGGGGCTTTGCTGTTTGGCTGCCACGATAATGATGGCCGGCAAATAGACGCCGCGACGTACGAAACAGCCAAGCGAATTTACGCGGCCCTTGGTCACATTGGACTCAAGGAAAAGACAACCCCTCCGCAGTTGATCCAGTTGTTCGGATCACAAGGCATTGAGATCACAGCGAGCGGAATTGCATGTAACGACGTAGCGTCTCAACCAAAGTCGATCACGCAAGCCGTCAAGTCGATGAGGGACAAATGCAACGCTTTAGCCAAGGCGATTGTTGACAAGACGTACCCGTACAAGCCTGGCTCAGATGAGTTTGAAGGCAAGAAGTACGAGCAGACATTTCAGGATGTCTGGGCTCGTGCTAAGGCATCCGTTGGACTGCCTTGTGGAGTGGCTTTGAAGAGCATCACGAACCTCGATTCGCTGACGAAGGTGCACTCGCAGCTTGAGAGGATGTCGCATGCCTAGGGTAAAGAAAAACCTTGTCGGCATTGCTGGTCCCAGGGACCACAAGGATCCGACATCACGCGAGTACGCTCTGCAGACACTGGAGTCGTTGCGACGGTATCTCGACATGGCTGTCGTTGACCGCCAGGCTGTCGCCCGGGAAATGGCGGTTGTGCAGCGATACAGGCACTGGAAGGTGCTTGGATATCGCACAAAGAAAGAAATGATGAAGGCCGAGGGCCTGGAGGATCGCGTTCGAAGAATGAAGCAACGGGCCGAAGCTCTTGAAGGCAAGACAATCAACGCTGCGGACAACCACGACCCTAACCCTAGTCCTGATATTATAAAGACTAGCGATACGGGGGCCGGCACATCCGCCGACTACCTCACAGCCCGCCTGAAGCGTGACCACGACGAAATCTTTCAGCGGCTGGCGGCTGGGGGGTTCCCGAGCGTCCGCCAGGCGGCGATTGCCGCCGGCATCGTCAAGGTGCCCAGCGTGCTCGAGCAGCTCCGCAAGCTCTGGAAGAAGGCGTCAGCGGCGGACCGCCGCACGTTCTTGAAGGAGGCCACGGATGGCCGGTGAGTGGATCGCCTACGACCTGGCCCTGCCGGCGAAGCCGGAGGTGCAGGAGCTGATCGACGAGACAGGCCACCCGGTCGAGGTCGTCGTCTACCGGCTCCTGCAGCTGTGGGGCTGGGCCTCGATGCACTGCCACGACGGCGTGGCTCGGATGACGCTGCCACGCCTTGTCAGGACGTGCGGTGGTGATGATGCCTTCTGGCGAGCCGTGGCGGCCGTCGGGTGGCTGGAGATCGACGAGACGGCCGCTACCGTCGCTGTCCCCGGATGGGACCGCCGGTTCAGCCAGGCGGCCAAGTCGAGAGCCCAGCAAGCCGACCGGGCACGGTCGTACGAGGACCGGAATCCGGCCCGAAAACGCCCCATCGGACCTTCCGATGCGCGCGCATCGGACGTTCCGGCGCTTGCGCATCGCAGAGGAGAGGAGAAGAGAGGAGAAGTTCCTCCTCCTCCGCGCGAGGCTGCGCAGGCCGAGGACGGCTGGCAGCGGCTGCGGACGGCGTGGAACGCCGGCCCGGGACGTCCGTGGAAGCACCCGCAGCCCCCGGACGGCCTCGAGGAGCGTCTGGCGGAGCCAGGGTGGCTGGACGAGGCCGTGCAGGCCATCGCCCACCTGCCCAAGTGCCGGTATTTCAAAACCCCGCCCACCCTCGTGCAGCTCTGCGGCAGCGGCTTCGTGCGACGGGTGCTCGGCGGCCAGTACGACGACGCCAGGCCCGAGCGTGGAGCGGCCGGCGAGCAGCCCAAGCGGCAGCTCGACCCGGAGTTCCAAGCCGCCGTGCGTCGCACCGAGGCCGTGCTGGCCGCCAAACGCCGGGAGGCGTCGTGACCACAGCCCCGCTCGACGACAGCCGGCCGCCGCTACGGTCAGGGCATGCGAGCCCTGGTCGTGATCCTCGCGCTGACCCTGACGCACCCAGCCGTCGCTGGGACCAGGGACGACGGCGTGCCGGATGCCCGGTACATCGAGCTGGGTCGGCAGATGCGGCCGTACACGGCCGCGGTGAGCTGCCGCAGCCCCGAGGGGCATCGGCACACGGCCACGGCGGTGGTCATCGCCGGCCGTTGGGCGCTGACTGCGGCACACGTCGTGGCCGGCTGCGACGACGTGCGGCTGGCGTTCGCCGACACGTCGCGGGACGTCGACCTGGTCGTAGTGCACCCGGGCTGGGAGCGGCTGGCCATGGCCAGCGAAGACCTGGCGATCCTGCGGACGACCGAGGACTGTGCCCTGCCCTGGTACCCGGAGATTGCCGAGACGGTCACGCCCGGCGAGGCCTGCATCGTCGCCGGCTACGGCGTGACGGGCACCATGGGGCGAGGCTACGAGATCGCAGACGGCCGGCTGCGAGCCGGCACGCAGACGATCGACTCGATCGACGGGCCGATCGTCACTTGCTCGGCCAGGGCCAAGTCGTCGCCGCTCGAGTACATGATCGCCCCGGGGGACAGTGGCGGGCCGTTGTTCACCGGGTCAGGTGCGTCGGCCAAGCTCGCCGCCATCAACTCGCACCAGGTCGGGCCACGCGGGCCACTGCGTTCACGCTACGGCGAGGAGAGCGGCCACGTGCTACTGCACCCTGTGCGTGCGTGGATGCGGTCCGTCATGGAGGCACACCATGGGACGCATGAGCCGTCAGAAGGGCAAGCGCGGTGAACGCGAGTGTGCGGCCGAGCTGGCCAGCCTGCTTGGCGTGACCGCACGCCGTGGTGTGCAATACCAAGGCGGGCCGGACTCGCCCGACGTTGTGCTCGAGGGCGTGCCCATACACGTCGAGTGCAAGCGCACTGAGCGACTCGATCTCTACGCTGCGATCAAGCAGGCGCGTGACGAGTGCGGGCAGAAGGTGCCGATCGTGTGGCACAGACGCAACAACCACGACAGCGTCGTGATCATCGAGACGTCGAGGCTGCTTGACGTATGTCAAGCCATCATGGCAGCCGCTGCCAATGTGGCGGGTCCTTCTGGCCAGTAGCAGCGGTCGACCCAGCGGCGAGCATCCTCC